GTGGGACTTCATCTTCTTTATCGAGTTCATTTCGATATGCACCTTGATATTTTGCCATAATAATTTTACTCCTTATGGGGCTGTTAAGTAGCTCATATAAATATGAGGGTTAAGCAGGTAGCCGGTCTGCAAAATTCTTATTGTGATTTTTTATTTTTGTTACCCCAAATTCTGTCCCAACCATCTTTATAGTCTTCAGAATTTTCAGAACTGCGTCTGGCAGATCCTTTTCCACCATGCCACTTCTTTGAGGTATACTCTTTTCTTAATTTTTCTCTAGCCACATTTTGACTATCAACAAATTCATGTCCTTGCCGAGCCATCTATTTTCCCATTAGGCCTTTAACAAATAGTTTTATAATAGAACTGTCTCCAATCTCCATCATATCTATATCGTCTTTTTCTGTTGGGTAGGCTTTAACTCCTTCAGAGTCTTCTTTAAGATCCATTCCTTCTTCTTCTACAGAAACTTCAGCTTCTTCTACATTACTAGAAGCCATTAACTCATCATGATTTTGTTTAGAATATTCGTTAGCTTCTTTTTTAGTTTTAAACTCTTTAACTTTATTGCCATCTATATCATAGACACAATACATTTCTGTATCTTCATTCTTTTTGACATGACTAGTTGGATTCATAGTATGTTCAGAATCTTCTTCATAGTCTTCTTCTTCTTCATCTAATGATACGATTTGACCTTCTGCCATCATAGACATAAGACCCATCTTTGCTTCCATACGCATATCTTCATACGCTTTTAGACCATGATACCGGACTACATCAGCAGGAATAACTAATTCTCCTTCAGATAAAGCAGCAGGAATATCATCACGAACATTCTCTGCATCTGACCCTGGTGGAATTTCATTTCCTGAAACTTCGTCAATACCTACAATCATCTCTGGCATCATCATACCACCATGATACATTTCTTTTTTCATTTTTTTATTCATTGTTTCCCCACTCATAAGCCCTGTATCTTGTTCAGGACTATAAAACTTATTAAACTCAGAATCTTGTAAGCCTTTATAATTCTGTGAAAAATTATCTGCTTCTATTATTGAGTCAAACTGTATAAACTCGCCTGTATTACGAGCATGATCTTTGGCTTTGTTTATATCTTCAAACTTAAACAATTCCCCTTCTCGTTCTATAACTGTAGGAAAAACTGCTGGTATTGTATCTTCATTTCCTAGATACTCAGCCCTCATAAAATGAGTTTGTTTCTGACCTTCTACCATTAAAGGTTCTGGGGCTTTTTCTGGATTTAAAATTCTTTGAACAAAGTTTTTAGTTCTATGCTCTTGTAAAATTTTATCTATTTGTTCTTGATCCATTTATTTTTTCTTCTCAAGTTCTCCCCTAACTTCAGCCTTTAGGGTATAAACTCTTTTTATTTCGGCTATAGCTCCTTGGAGTTCAGACATCTTTTGAGGATTTTTTTCTGTCTCTAAATGCTGTCTTAAAATTTCTAATCTTTGATCTGCGTACTGAATTAATCTAGGGTGCATCTCAGGATCATTTACGAGAGGTAGTATCTCTCTAGCCTGTTCTTTTATCATCTACTAACCTTGTGGTTCTTCTGGGGGTGGAGTGTTTGCTCCCCCACCTGCTCCTGTGAATCCAGGTGCTCCTGGTTCTGGTGCATTACCTGGGGCTATGTTTCCACCACCTGTTCCTGTTGGATCTTGTGGGCTTGGTGCACCACCACCTTCCGGTGGTTGAGGTGCTTGTTGTGGCATTAAGGCAGCTAACTCAGCCATCATCTTAGCTTGTATTGCTGCTTCTCTAGGATCATTTAGAATCTTATCTTCATCCAAGTCCATTGAAGAAGCTAATTCTCTTAGTATGTAATCATATTTAACAAATGGGGCCATCTGAGGATTAGATGACATTTGCATAAATTGTATTAATCTTTGAGATCTTATTTCATTTCTCATAAGACTTTCTGTTCCTTTAGCGACTACTTCTAAATCTCCAATTAAGTTTTTGTCAAAGTTAAATTGCATATTAAATGCAAACAAAGACTTACCTAATGGTGCTAGTAAATAGTCATCTATGTTTCTTACTACTGCTTTAATATTTTGTGCAGCAGCCCCCATTAGCATAGACATTCCTGACGCAGTTCTACCTACGCTCATTACTCCTGTCATACCATGTGCATAAGAAGGCATACCTGTTGACTCATCTGCTAGTTGCCTAGCCTTGTCAAACATCTGTAAACATTCTTGAGTTACATTAGGGAACTTAGTTCCAAAGATTGCTTGTCCAGGTGCTCCTGCTTGTCTACGAAATATTTTGCCAGGATATACCGATAAGTCTTGCCCAGGAACTAAATTCGTTTCGTCTACTTCTATAAGTAAGTTTGAAGATAGTGCAGCGTTATCTACTGCCATTCTCATAAAACCATTCATTAATAGCTGAGTGTCATCCATGTTTTCAGCTAGACCAATACCAAAGAATGAGTAAGGATTTAACTCATAAGGTGTAGCATGATATGGTAATCTTGTTGGAGTAAATGGGTTGAGTACTAACCTTAGTATCTCTCCATTACATATCCACGCATTGACTTGAACCTCATCTTTGTCTTGTAATTCTTCCGGGATGTCAAGATCTGCTAGTTCAGCAGTTTCAGCATCCATTGTACCCCAATACTCTAGGACTTCGTAACGATCTACTTCAAAGCTAGTGCTATTATCTTCTAGTTCGTTTTCCCAATATTCTTTTGTATAGTTAGCTCCATTTTCAATAGCCAACTCTATACTTTCTTCTCTAAAGTAAGGTCTGTTCTTTAAACCCCTAAGTTCTGATTTATTCATACGATGTCTTTCAATCGCATACTCTGAATCAGCAATGTTTCTAGCATCATAGTCTGGGTAGAAATTCCAAACACTAACTGCTTCTACTTTAGGGATGGTTTCAAAAATAGGATCATATTCTCCTTCTTCGTTCCACCTAGGATATTCTTTATCAAAAGCGAAAGGCCCCTTTAAAACGCCTGTTCCAAATAAAGACATATCAAAAGCAACAGATCGTAAATGTTTACTAGCATGAGACTCTTCTAATTGGTCATGGATTTTCTTTTCCATTCCCATTGCAGCTTTCTTAGCTGGTTCAAAAGTAAAAGATGTTGGAGTTTTACCAGCACCTTCTTGAAGCTCATCTTCAATACTTTTAAGTGCATCTTCGTAAGCACCTACTTCTTTAAGAATTTCTTTTCGTTTAACAGTAGCAGATTTTTTTCCTGTGATTTCTGCTATTTTATCTTCTGTAGGTTCTTTAGGATCAAAGTAGGCAGACTCTAAAACATTGTTAGGAAGTATAGTTGCATTAATACCTATAGGAAATTTATTACCTGCAAATAAAACATCTATAATTTGTGCATACGCTGCTAATACTTTAGTCTTAGTAATTTTAATAAAAGCCCTAGACTTTTCTGTATCATTAAATTGAACATCAGTAGAATAAATACCACGATAGTTTCTGTAAGAGTTCAACCATCTGTTTTCGTCAGAGTGTCTACTATCTTTAGATTTATTAAATTTACTTTCAATATAATCTACTAAACCTGAATAGGAGTTGTTTTGATTTTCAACATCTCCCTCTTCGTTTAAAGCTAATACTGAATCGTTATCTTTCTTTGCATCAAAAGATAAGTTTTCTTCATCGGTTGGTTTTTTTACTAATGCCATAATTTTTTAATATCCAAATGTTGTATCGGCAGGTCTCCACTTATACTGTGGCTTTTCCCTGTCGAATAAAGATACAGTCCTTGGTCTTGTTTGGATTCCATACCTAATACTGTCGTAGGCGTGATCTGAAGCATATCTCTTATCAATATCATCAGTCCCTTTTGGGTCTGAAGGTATAACAGGCAAGTCTGAAATAATTTGCCTACAGTTTTCAAAAAAACAAATACCAGGTACATCTGTTATTTCGTCTACTTTCAATAGTTCATGCAGTCTGTTTTTTCCTGCTATCCTAGAACCTGCTGTTCTATCTGAAGGTCTCCACCTGACCCCTTCAGCCATCATCTCTTCTGCAATACTAGGGCCAAACTGTCCTCTATTATGCCAACAAGAAGAATCTAGTACCCCATACGCCATTTGTTCTTTGGCTTCTGTTTCTATGGCTAAAATTCTTCTAGCTAAATCTCTTGCTGTATGCTTAGAGACATATAGCTCTCGGTAAATAATTAAATTCTCGAAAGCTGGATCAATAGCATACCAATGTACTGCACTAAAACTAGAGTACCCAAAGTCGCAAGACCTGAACCTAGTCCAATCGTAAGGTATTTCAAAAGGCTCGACAACATGGACACTATTCTTAAACTCTGAAAAAGCAGCACCTTCGGCTACTGACCAATCTCCCTCTAGGAGTTGCCTTCTTTGCATTTCAGGTAGTGAAAGCAAGTTGGCTTCATACGCCCCATCTCTAACTAAGTATGGGTTATCTTTTAATTTAGCTGGTATAAACTTCCTGTCAAATAGAGTTTGACCAGCTTTTTCATGTCCTTCAGGATACTCTAATACCTCTCCTGTGTCAATGTCAGTTGCAGGGAAGCTCCTATTTTCTGGAGCTGGTTTAATGAACATTTCCCTTACCCAATTATGCCCAGGGCCACCTGGGTTGGTTGTTGCCCTCATAAAGATTGGAAGTTCAGGATCTGTAGTTCTTAACCTAGATCTCATGTAATTCCACGCAAAAGGCGTTGGGTGTTGGGTTAATTCATCAAAGCCAATATAACTAAACGCTTGTCCTTGATACCTTAAACAATCTTCATCTCTTTCTAAGTAAGTAAGCCATAATCTAGCTCCACTAGGGAAAGTCCATTGAGACTTCTTTTCTCCCCACTTAGCACCTGGAAATGCTCTAGGATATAATTCCTGAGTCTTCCAGATCATCTCTCTTAATTCATCATTTGTCCTTCTGAGGATCAATCCATTAAAATTCTTATTATGGAAATACCTCATAGGGTCGGCT